CTTAGTAAGGCAGAATTTGCTAGTGCATTAGAAAGAGTGGAGACTCACATGGTTCGTATTGAACAAAAACTAGACGGTATTTTAACTCATGGAAATCTTAGCAATCATTAACTCCCCTATCTTTTGGGTGATCGTAGCTGCAGCTTCTGAAGTAATCGGCATGTCTAAACTGAAGGATAACTCTGTTATTCAATTGGTTTTCACTGCTCTTAATTCACTGAAGCCAAAAAAGTAAAAGCAAGAGAAGCTGTAGACAAGGCTCTGTCTGATCTTGCATTATCTGATTCATCCGTTGATCCACCTGTCTTCAAAGAAGATGGGTGGGTTTTTTCTTTATCTGCACCTTGGAGTAAAAACAATGAACAAAGACACTAAAAATTGGCCTTCTATTAGAAACGCTAAACCTGATAAGTCTACCCCGGTTAAATACGACCCCCATATGAAACTTATGGCACCAACTATTAAAAAAGCTAAAGGTCGTCTTTCTGGGGAGCGAAAGGGTTATAACGTATGAAAAAGAAAAAAGCAACTGAAGATCAATTTAACGAACTTCATAACCTTGTCACTAAAGAACTTCTCAACCGTATTAAAACGGGTGAAGCAACTACAGCAGATTTAAAAGCTGCTATTGAATGGTTGCATAAAAATGACATTAGTGGTGTTGCTTATGATGGTAATCCACTAGATAAACTAGCAAACATTATGCCACAGATTGACCCTGAAATGGTCCAGAGGAGCTTGTATGGCAAAGAAACGATTTAGTGGACCCAAATATGCTAACGGTAACTATAAGGCCCAACAGAAGGCGTATAACCGCACTAAGGAAGGTCTAAAGATCCGGACTGCAGCTAACAAATTAAATAGAAAACTAGGTACTTACGGTAATGGTGACGGTAAAGACGCGAGTCATACCGGACCAAATAAAGGTAAATTGGAATCACCCAAAACTAACCGTTCTCGTCCCCGTAAAGGTAAACGTTATGCTTAATGACTTACTAAAAATTTTAAAAAAACCCAAAAGAGATTATTCAAAAAGTGATAAAATTTTACTTAATAGTCTTGATCAATTAGTAAAACGTCAAAGGGAAAACGAACTTTTATTTATTACACCTGCCGATCAGAGTAATTATGAAAGTAGAAGAGCTGTAAGTTCTCATAATCCTGATTATGTTGGTCCAATGAGTTTTGGGGGTATAGGCACTAAAGATCGTATGCCAGGTACTAGACCGACACAATCTTTAAGTAATAAAATAAATGAATTACTTATTAAGCCTAAACGTGAAAAGTACCCTGGTTTTCTTTAAACAATTATGACCCCACTGCTTCCTAGTCCTGAACACTACTTACAAAACCTGATAACGATGACAAGTCCCGAAGCAAAGCGTCTTTGGAGACGCGCCATTAAAGAACACTTCAACTGTACTTGTGTCTATTGTGGAGAATCTTATGAATTACATGAACTTACTCTTGACCATGTTCGCCCTAAGTCTTTGGGCGGAGAAGATCTTACCAGTAATCTTGTACCAGCCTGCCATAAGTGTAATCAGGATAAAGGAAGCAACCATTGGTTACAATGGATGAGAAATAAATTTGGTATTAATCAAATTCGTGAAACATTAATTTTATCACATATTAGCTGATGGCTGAAGAAATCCTCGCTGCAAGAGAACCAGAATATCAAGATGCTTTACAAATTGCTAGAAATGACCTACTAACAAGAGAGGATCAGTTACGTGAATTATCCTTATGGCTTGAAGACCTAGGTTATTCTGATCCGCAATTGTATGAAGATCTTGCTACTAAAATTAGCTCTACACGTAGAGCAAGACGGGATGTTGTTTCAGAAGGATCTTATCTTTTTGAAAACGATCTTTTAAATTATTTGAAAAGTAAAAAAGCTGATACACTTAAACTGGAAAGATCGGTTAATTTAACTGAAGGTAAGGAACGGCAGAAATCCCAACCAATTCCTGGATCTGAAGCTCATCACCCGGCTTCTGTTTCTTCTACAGAAAGCCTTGTTCAAAATATGCGTGAAGATGAAATACGTAAACTTTGGAACATTGCTAAAGAAGAGGGTTATGTTGTTGGTTCTCAAGCAGAAGGATTTATTCCATTATCTAAACCAGCCCATACTACTGGTGGTAAAACTCGTGGTACAGCATATGCACACGTTGGTGTAACTGGAGAACCTGATCCAGGTCGATTTAAAACCGATCCTTTACCAAGAAATACTACTGCAGAAGAAGCTTGGAAATCTCTTAAACCAATGCTTGATGAGCAGATAGAATTAAACAAAATAGCTTTTGAGCATCCTACAGAACAGGTAGCCCGTCAACGAGCAGCTGAAGCAATGGGTACTGAATTGCAATTTGGTGGTAGTGATTTTGACACCCTTCAAGAGCAAAGAAAACTTGCTAAAGAAAGGGGAGTAAATTTAACTACTATTTCAAAATCTTTTGATAAGTACCCTGGTCTTACTGAAACTGGTTTAGTTCCAGGTGTTGATGTGATGACCGATGTTGGATCTACTGTTCCTAGAGCTTTAGGAGGTAAACAAGGTGGATATGAAGCTAGACGTGGTCTTGCACAAAATGGTGGTAAAGTAAAGTTCAGTGGTGCTGCTAGAAGAGCTACTAAATTATTGCCTATTGTACCTGCTGTACTTGGTGTTGGTGAAGCATTTAGTCAAGCAAAAGCTGGTGATCTAAAAGCTGCTCAAGCGACTCTTGCTGAAACAGCCGTTGGTGAAGTTCCTGTTGTTGGTGATATTCTTGTATCTGATCCTCTTGCAAGTGGTACTCTTGAAGGTGCTCAACAACAAGCTATTAGAGCACAACAACCTAAATCTGCTGCTGCTAAAATTATTGATGACCCCCTTAATGAACTTGAATACGTTAGTAAACAAGCTTTGCGTGGTATAAAGAAAATAGGTGGTGCAATTTTATTTGGATTTTAATGAACACCCTTAATTTACTTAAGGAAGACTTCAAGCTGTTCCTACAAGCCCTCTGGGGACAGCTTGATTTACCTTCCCCTACTCGTGCCCAATACTCTATTGCAGACTACCTACAGAACGGTCCTAAACGTCTACAGATCCAAGCCTTCCGAGGAGTCGGTAAGAGTTGGATTACTGGTGCATTTGTATTGTGGACACTTTTTAATAACCCAGAAAAGAAAATAATGATTATCTCGGCATCTAAAGAACGTGCCGATAATATGTCAATCTTCCTACAAAAACTTATCATTGAAACTCCCTGGCTTTCTCATTTGCGTCCTAAATCTGACGATGCCCGATGGTCTCGTATTAGCTTCGATGTTAATTGTTCTCCTCACCAAGCTCCTTCTGTTAAATCAGTGGGTATTACTGGTCAGCTTACCGGTTCTCGTGCTGACCTAATGATTCTTGACGATATTGAAGTTCCTGGTAACTCCATGACAGAACTCATGAGAGAAAAACTACTTCAATTATGTACAGAAGCTGAATCTATCCTTACACCAAAAGAAGATTCTCGTATTATGTACCTCGGTACCCCACAGACAACCTTCACCGTCTATCGTAAGCTAGCTGAGAGGTCCTACAAGCCCTTTGTTTGGCCCTCTAGGTACCCTAGGAAGGTTAGCCAGTACGAGGGCCTTCTAGCGCCTCAGCTGGTAGAGGACATGGATGGTGGTGCTGAACCCTGGGGTGTAACAGATCCAGATCGGTTTAGTAATGATGACCTCATTGAACGTGAAGCATCAATGGGTAGATCTAACTTTATGCTACAGTTTATGCTTGATACAAGCCTATCTGATGCTGAAAAGTTCCCACTTAAGTGTGCTGATCTTATTGTTACCTCCGTTAATCCCTCTACAGCCCCTGAATCCGTAGTTTGGTGCTCTGATCCACAAAATGTACTGAAAGAATTACCTACTGTAGGTCTCCCTGGAGACTATTTCTACAGTCCAATGCAATTACAAGGTGATTGGAACCCATATTCTGAAACAATATGCTCTGTTGACCCCTCCGGTAGGGGTTCTGACGAAACAGCAGCAGCCTATATCTCTCAACGTAATGGCTTCCTCTATCTACATGAGATGAGAGCCTACCGTGATGGTTATTCTGACAACACATTACTAGACATCCTTAAAGGTTGTAAGAAATATAACGTCTCTAAACTTGTTATTGAAACTAACTTTGGTGATGGTATCGTAGGTGAACTCTTTAAAAAACACATCCTTCAAACTAAACAGTACATGGATGTAGAAGAAGTACGAGCTAATGTACGTAAAGAAGATCGTATCATTGATGCTCTAGAACCTGTGATGAATCAACATCGCCTTATTGTTGATAAATCAGTCATTGAATGGGATTACTCATCTAATAAAAATGCAGCACCAGAAGAACGACTACTATACATGCTATTCTATCAAATGAGTAGAATGTGTAGAGAAAAAGGTGCAGTTAAACACGATGACAGACTAGACTGCTTAGCTCAAGGTGTTAAATACTTCACAGATGCTATGGCAATCTCTGCTCAAGAAGAGATTAAAAACCGTAAACGTGAAGAGTGGAACGCTATGCTAGAAGAGTTCTTTGATGACCCACAAGCTTCCGCTAATCACCTTGTCTTAGGTATGAACTTAGAACAACGTAGACAAGCAAAAGGTAGCTCTCCTACAATCCCAAATTGGACTTAATAAGACACAAGTCATACCAAGGAGTTTGAACGTAACACCCGTAAAGGGGGATTGGGAAGGGTGGACCCACTCCCCCTGAGGGGAATAAGACAAACATTCCCCTCTTTATTACTACTGGATAATAGACACTAAATTCTTCTTATTCTCCCCCTCCCTCTGAATCTTGTGAATATTAGACACTGTATCCTACTGTTATGTCTTACTGTCACCTAATGAACAACGTACAACTTATTCACTCCACTCCTAATGGTGAAGAACTCATAGCTCATATGGCTAGAGTATCTAACCCCTCTAACCAAAATAACCCCTCCTACTCTAAATTAATCCAATACCTCATTACTCATAAGCATTGGTCTCCCTTTGAAATGGTTAATATGTGTGTAAAGATTGAGACTACCCGAAGCGTAGCTGCTCAAATCCTTAGACATCGTTCATTCTCCTTTCAAGAATATAGCCAACGCTATGCTCAAGTAACACTTCAACCAGAACTCCCTAACCTTCGTAGACAAGATACAAAGAACAGACAAAATAGTATCGATAACCTAGATCCTCAACTTATCAATAACTATAACACACAAATCGCTCAACTGTTCTCCCAATCATATCAACTCTACCAAGATATGCTCGATAATGGTGTCGCTAAAGAATGTGCAAGAGATATTCTTCCCCTTTCAACTCCTACAACACTCTATATGAACGGTACTCTACGGTCCTGGTTGCATTACTGTGACCTCCGTACCGCTAATGGTACCCAGCTGGAACATAAATATATCGCAGAAGGGTGTCAATCAATCATCCAACAACAGTTCCCTCAGGTCTATACCGCTATGTGGGGGTGAAATCCGTATAAAGGATCCTAATAACTGCCCTTTATTGGGATCCCTTTTAAAAAATGACAGAAATTTCTGAAGCCTATATACGTGGGGTCCGGGACCTATTATCCCCCCGGGCGGCCCCCCTACAAAACCGCTCCGGGACGCAGTGGATAGAATCACATAGCGGGTAAGAGTAAGTATTAACATGGTAGAATGATACGGATTAATATCAGCATACCCTCATATATCTCAATCAATCTGTGTGCCCACTTATTACAACTAGCCAGGGGCAGTATTGCAGCGTCTAAGGCATCTAGAAGAGCCTGCAATGCGGTTGTAATATGATTTAGGTACAATGTAGCCTGATGCATTATGAAGCAGCTTACAGGCGATTGTGAGTGGAGTAATAACATGACACCCGTAAAGTGGGGGAGAGACGAACTGAACAAGAGGTCGGAGGTAGGGCGACCTCCTCTTGAGTCTAGAGAGACTATGAAGACTTGTTAAGACTGTATCACTGCGAACTACACGGCAGGCTGAGATGGTTTATATTGTGTTCATGTTCGACAGAGGTTCAATGAAGACAGGTTCAATCCAGCACTATCAATTGCTATGTGATGCACTAACTAACTGCACACCTTGCATGTTACAAAAGAGTAAGGATGAGTATGGTGATACTATTTACTGGTTACTTGATGGTTGTGGTGATCCTGATGGTGATTATTTTGAATCACTGATTGATGTAGAAGATTATATTTGTAATAATGTAGATGTTGAGATTTATATTGGTAACCGTAAGTGATGAATACATATACACATTTAACATTGTTAATTGATTCAATCCCGTTAAAATATAACCAAGAAGGAGAGGTTAAAAAAGTTAAAGTAATCAAGTTAAAGTCCACTATTAAAAACAAGAGGAGGTCATGGTTATGAATACAAACACACTCACAGTTGTTGTTCCTATTGACTATTATTCAGAAGATTTAATTGATTCTTATCAAGCTACACTGATTGACGATAACCTTGTAGAGGTTAAGATCAAGGACGTAGATGATGAATTAATTCAAGGCATGACTGAGAATGATTTAGTTGAGTGGTTTGGGATTGATAGTGAGTTCATTGTGTCTACCAATCTTGAGGATCTCATGTAAACCTTAAGAGAATCAGGAGACTCACTGAGACCTCTTGACAAACCAGCCCTGAGCTGTTATGTTAGATACATGGGCGAACGAACAGTGTTCGTCCACTGGTCGTCGGACGACTGTTTTCCACTTCTACTTCTACTTCTTATGACTTACACTTCTCGTTTGTT